CGCCCCATTAAGGGCGGCCGGATCTGCAAGTACTATGCGCAATAGAACACGAACATCCACTTATACTCATTCTAGTAGCTCCTTACGGGGCCACTTTAAGAACTTCCCGACCTCCACTACTTGGAGTCCGCTATCTTTATCGATACCGGCCACCACTGTGGTTTATGGAGAGGAGTTCAATGATACTGAGGGTGTGGACGGGCGTTTTCGCCCGTGCGACCAAGCGAAATATGTCTTGAACTGGCCTTCTTCGGACTACTTATATTGTAGTCCACCGGAAGAAGGTTTCTTGTACAGATTTCGCGTTTCATCGAAGTTTTTTAACTGGAAAGTTAATTCACTTCTGACTCCGCCCCCGACAGTTTCCACGGATTTTCCGTGGAGCGCCTGGGACGCGGATGCCTTAGAAAAGATGCTCCCTTCGATGTCGAATGGTTTTTCACTGATCAATTTCTTGATCGAGTTGAAAGACTTTAGACGCCTAGGAGAAGCATTCTTCAAGAGGAAAGGTCGGCTCAAAACAGCCATATTGGGCTCGGAAGGTGACAATACGTCCCTTCTCAAAGCCTTTGCTAAGAAACCTTTAAGGTCTCTTTCGCAGGCATATTTGAGTTACTCGTTCGCTTGGAAACCATTTGTTTCCGATCTAATAAATATCTATAAAGCCCTCGAATCGTTCGATAAGAACCTCGAGGAGATATTTGCTAGAGCTGGTATACCCCAGACACGGCATTATTACCGCCTCTTCAATGAAGAAGATTACGGTGATGCTGACTGGGAGTACGTGGCAAATGCCGTACCGCTGAAGTCACATCCATATGGCCCTTCCCAAAATGGAAGGGTGGATGTTTATAAACGACAGCGGTGGCTAGTTAAGCCCACCTACCGAGCTACTGTACGTTATACGTACAATTTGCCCGGTTACCAAGGTACCAAGACTAAGATAAAAGCCTGGCTTGACGCTTTTGGCGTTAAGCTGGATCCGGCGATCGTATGGAATGCGATCCCGTTTTCTTTTATCGTAGATTGGGTTGTCGATGTTGGCGGATTTCTCCGCCGCTTCGATAAAGATAACCTAGGTTTGCAGATACAGATTGAGGACTATTGTTCGTCCTTAAAATACAATCTGATCCGCGAGTATGGACTCAGACACGATCGTCCTGCGTTTAACCAGCAACCAAATGTTGCCGGTCCGCAGTCAAACGAAGCGTCTGTGCTTTATGCACGCTACACCAGAAACACGTCTATTCCAAACGTGTTTTCGGCACTAAAAACCTCGTCCCTGAGTAATCGGGAGCTTGCCTTATCGGCAGCACTCCTCGGTTCAAAGGGTACGAGATCACGGTTGCACGGCCTATGATAGGTCGTGTCGCTACCATTAACTAAACAAGAAACATAAGTTCCATGCTCAGTGATACACAGACGCTAAACGCGTCCACATACGGCGGTACGGCAACCTCAACTGTCTTAGACAAGATTGAGTTGTCGAACGGCAAATCTGCGTTTACGGATGCCACGGTGGCATCCAGTACGCCGCGTCTTTTCACGGTCTCTCATGATGAGAAAACCGTGAACGCACGACCTGTTAAAGGACATCTCGTCCGATATCAACAGTCGTTCTTTCCCGCCAGTGGCGGGGCAGAGGCGACCCCTAGCATCTCGATTACTCTTAAAGAGCCTATCGGGGTAGCAGAGGTGACAAATACGGTGATCGAAGATATGATCGGGAATGCAATCGCATTCTTTATGACCAATCTTACGAAACTCCGTAACAGTGAGCCGTAGGGTGATTCGGTCCTATTAGTTTAAGCGGGTCGTAATGACCGAGCTTCTACAAAAGGACCCCCCTACCGCAATGGTACGTGGCCGCATCCATCAACTGATGGGTGCGGCTTTAGCCGTCGCTACGTGTGTTCCGAGTATGGCTAGGATAATTCCCATTATGGAAATTAATAATAGCCTAGTTGAGTTTTATCTCAACTTAATACTGGAATTACACCACGACGTGGTTAGTTCCATCGCTAGTACTAGCAGAGTCGATTACGAACGCGACCGCGAAGAAATTCGCGGAAGAGTTCGCTCTGAGGGGATGGGTTTTCTCACGAAAACTTTACCCCGACTTGGAAAAAGCCTTGACAAGGCCCTATCCAAGGGAGAACTGTTGCAATTCCGGTCTTTCAAAAAGAGACCTGGAACACAACTTCCAGCCTTTTGCTGGGAGCTGTTCAACAGATTATTCGATACTGATGGTCGGGAACGCAGTGATGCGTGCCCAATGGTCCTAAAACAATTGAGACAACTTCTGTTTGTCTTGTACAAACTAAAGTTACCCTATGACGAAGAAACTGCAAATAATGCAATTCTGGGTTTCATCGAAGTTGACGCGTCTTTGCCACATACTGTGGCTGAACGTTTGTCAGTCGATGAAGCATCTATACTACGGGACGCTCGCACTATCGTGCACAGCGTTCTTGGCGGGCTTAGTGCTGTGGATATTATTCCGAAGCACGGGCCTGGATCAGTTGCTACAGGAGAGTCGGCCGCAAATAAGAGATATTTTTCTCGGATTGTTGGCTCTATTGAACAGGTATACCCATTTACTGAGTATTTCTGTTACAACCTCTCCCATGTAGCTGATCGTATAGATCGTATCCAGTCTCTTGAGTTGTTGACTCACGGCACCGCGAAAGTGGTGCTTGTGCCGAAAGACTCAAGAGGTCCTCGTATCATATCATGTGAACCACTGGAAAACCAGTGGATTCAACAAGGCCAGATGACCGCAATTGTGCGGCATCTTGAAGCGCATCCCCTAACTAGGGGACACGTCAATTTTACGGATCAAACCGTGAATCGACGCTTAGCGTTAGAGGGTTCCCGCATTGGGAACCTTTCTACCCTTGATATGAAAGAGGCGAGTGATCGTGTGTCAAGGAAGTTGGTTGATTACCTTCTTCCCGAGCACTGGGTCGAGGCGCTTAATGCGTCTCGATCCATCGATACTCGTCTCCCTAGTGGTCAGATTCTTCCACTGAATAAGTTCGCTCCGATGGGATCAGCAGTTTGCTTTCCCGTTGAGGCGCTCGTATTCTGGAGTCTCTGTGTCTCAATTGTGAAACGTACACGTGGGGTTGGCCAGGCGGAAGCCCGGTCCCAACTTTATGTGTACGGTGACGACATTATCTGTAGCAGCGCAGACCAGGCTGCTATTAGACAGTACCTACCGAAGTTCGCCTTAAAGGTGAACGACGATAAGTCCTGTACGCACGGATTCTTTCGAGAATCCTGTGGGTGCGACGCCTATAAAGGCGTTGATGTCACACCGACGAAGATTTCGTCCGTATGGAGTCAGTCACTAAACACCGAAAACTATGAATCGTACGTTGCATATAGCAACGCTTTGTACGACCATGGTTACTACGGAGTCGCCAAGTTCCTCGAGTCTCGCATTCAATCAATGCGTAAAACGCCCTTTACAGAGCGTCAGACAAATGGAATTAGCTTCATCCGTGCACATGTCAGTGCACAACTTAACAACCGTAAACTCGGGTTTAAAACTAGGTTTAACAAAACCCTGTTCAAACTTCAAGTCCGCGGTTGGTGCACTAGGCCCACTTATACAAAGTCGGCCGATACTGGTTGGGAAGAGCTTTTAGTAAAAGCTCCGAAGGGACAGTACAAATATGATCCTGTGGATTATGATATGCGGGCCTTAAGGGCCCATTCATTCATGCCACCTATTGATCACGTACAAGTCCCACTGAGTAAGAGTTTATCTCCTACTCTGCTGAAGATGATCCAACAAAGGATCATCCCAGCCCCAATTCCGGTATCCATGGAAGCCGGTGTCTATACGGTGCCCCGCCGTAATCGCTTACAACAGGGGTGGATCGATATACAGTAATGTATGTCTACGAACAAACTTCTGTTTGTTCCCAAGGGTACCGCCTAGCAGGCT